TCAAAAAACTTTAATTATAAATATCCAATATAAAATCAAGGAGATTCTCAAAATGGGAAAATTTAATCTGACAGACGCCGCTAAAGCTATTCTAACAGAAGGTGCAAAAGAAAATCTTGAAGCCTCTGTGCGTAGTGGTCACAAAGACGGTCCATCTAAACTACCTACATCTGTTGCCTATGGCATGAAAGATGCTGGTGAAGTTGCTGGTGAAATCAAGAAACAAGATGACGAAACTGGTGATTACACCAAAGGTGTTCCAACAGCAACACCTCCTGGCGCAACACCACCAATTGGTTCACAACCAGGCGGCAAGTTGACAGGTCCAGCTGACTCACAAGGTTCTGAACACAAAGCTGTTCAAGCAGCTGCAACAGACTATTCTGCCATTCGTGACAGAATCAAGGCTAAGTTGGCAACACAAACAATGCATTCCAATCCTGGCGCAACCGCACCTTATGTTCCAGAAGAAGTGGAAACAGAAGAAGAAGTAGTTGCTGAAGAAAAAGAAGGCCATGAAGATGCAGCCGAAGACAAAGCAATGATTAAGTCTATGATGAAGAAACAAAAAATGAAAGAACAAATGGACCAAGATGTTGGTGCATTGCTTTCAGGTGAAGAATTGACCGAAGAATTCAAAACAAAAGCAACCACAATTTTCGAAGCAGCCGTTATTGCTCGTTCACAAGCCATTATGGAAGATGTTGAAGAAGCAATGTACGAAGAATTCGAAGCTTCAGTTGAAGAAATCAAAGAAGATTTGTCTAAGAAATTAGATGACTACATCAACTACATGGCTGAAGAATGGTTCAAAGAAAATCAATTGGCAATCGAAAAAGGCCTTCGTGCAGAAATCGTTGAAGATTTCATCCGTGGTATGAAGACCTTGTTCGAAGATCACTACATTGATATTCCAGAAGAAAAAGTAAATGTTGTCGAAGAATTGACCGACAAAGTTGAAGAATTGGAAGACTCACTAAACGAGCAAATTAGAACTGCCGTTGAAATGAAGAAACAAATTAACGAATACAAAAAAACAGAGGCTATACATGCAGTATGTGAAGGCCTAACGCAGACCCAAGTGGAAAAATTGAAATCACTCGCAGAGAGTGTTGACTTTACCACAGAAGAAGAATTTGGTCGTAAATTGGAAACATTGGTAGATTCATACTTCCAAACTCCAGTAAAAGCGATTGAAAGTTCTGCATTACACGAAGCAGTAGAAATCGAGGAAGACAAGAAGCCAACAGCATCTGTTGATCCTGCTATTGCACAGTACGCACAAACAATCTCAAAATCGTTGGTAAAATAAATAAACTTTACCATTAAAAGATACTTACAAGGAGAATACTAAATGTATCTAACAGAAGAACTACAAAAAAAATGGGCACCAGTGCTTGAGCACGAAGGCCTAGAGTCCATCAAAGACCCATACAAGAAAGCTGTTACAGCACTTGTTTTGGAAAACCAACAACGTGAAATGATGACTGCTAGCCAGCAGTTGAACGAAACAGCAGTTTCTGCTGCTCCAACAAACGTTACAGGTTCTGGCATTTCTAACTACGATCCAATCTTGATTAGTTTGGTTCGCCGTGCATTGCCTAACATGATTGCTTATGACATTGCAGGCGTTCAGCCAATGACAGGCCCAACAGGCTTGATCTTTGCAATGCGTGCTCGTTACAATGCACAATCTGGTGCAACTGCTAACGCTAACGAAGCATTCTATGGCGAAGCAAACACCAAGTTCTCTGGTGTTGGTTCTGAAAACAACCTATACGGTTTCCGTGGTAATACCTCTAAAGATACCGATGCAAATCCATTCACAAACTTTGCAACTGCTAACGCTGTTACAAGTGGTATTGGTATGTCTACTGCTACAGCAGAAGCATTGGGTGCTGACACAGACAGCACATTCCAACAAATGGCATTCTCAATTGAGAAAGTTACTGTTACTGCTCAAAGCCGTGCGTTGAAAGCTGAATACTCACTAGAACTTGCACAAGACTTGAAGGCAATCCATGGTTTGGATGCTGAAACAGAATTGTCAAACATTCTTTCTACTGAGATTCTTGCTGAAATCAACCGTGAAGTTATCCGTACAATCTATACATGCGCTGTTGCAGGTGCTCAGTATGGTACTACAACTGCTGGTTCTTTCGACTTGGACACTGACTCTAACGGTCGTTGGTCTGTTGAACGTTTCAAAGGTTTGATTTTCCAAATCGAACGTGATGCAAACGTAATTGCTAAGCAAACTCGTCGTGGTAAAGGTAACGTGATGATCGTATCATCTGACGTTGCTTCTGCTATGGCAATGGCTGGCGTGTTGCAATACACACCTGCTTTGTCTGCTGACCTACAAGTTGATGACACTGGTAACACATTTGCTGGTATGTTGCACGGTCGTATCAAGGTCTACATCGACCCATACTTCGGTGGTTACACATCTAACCAAGAATTGGTAACAATCGGTTATAAGGGTACTTCTCCTTATGACGCTGGTCTATTCTACTGCCCATACGTTCCTCTACAAATGGTTCGTGCAGTTGACCAGTACACATTCCAACCAAAGATTGGTTTCAAGACTCGTTACGGCATGGTTGCAAACCCATTCGCAACTGGTTTGACCACTGGCAACGGTGCATTGAACGCTCGTTCAAACGTGTACTACCGTATTTTCCAAGTTCGCAACTTGATGTAATCCCAGGGATGGGAAGAGTCACCGTTAAGAGTGACATTTAAAAGGGACCTTCGGGTCCCTTTTTTTTGACTCCTAAATAGTACATAGAGGAGATAATATGTCTGCAATAACCAGAACACCAGAAAATACCGATTTACTTCAACCCACCAAATTCTTATTGACATTCGATAGAATTAGGGCCACACAATATTTTTGCCAACAGGTTAATCTACCAGGTGTTTCTTTGGGTGAAGTTATGAAACCTACTCCGTTTTTGGACATGTTTTCACCAGGCACCAAACTGACCTATGAACCATTGGACATAGAATTTATAATAGATGAAGAACTACAGTCATGGAAAAACATATACGATTGGTTCACTTCCATTGCTGATCCTGATGGTTTTGAAAAGCGTGATGGTAGTAAAGAACTACAAGACAATAAACATTTTTCTGATGCAACATTAAGTATACTGAGTGGATTAAACAATCCTATTTTAAGAATACAATTCACAAATGTGTTTCCTTTAACTATTAGCGCACTTAGATTTGATACTACACAATCAGCAGATACAATAATAACCGCATCGGCAACATTTAGATATCAATCATACAAATACTTGACAGTTTAATACTTTTGTGATATAATGTTTTGATTATGGCAATTATGAATAACTATGGAAACACTTGAGCAAATACTAAAAATGTGGGAATCGGATGCAGTTATAGACCAGACCGAACCCAGCAGAGAATTATTAAAGATACCTGTATATCACAGTAAGTATCTTGGTATCCTCACCAAACACAAAATCGCATCAAAGAAAGCCCACTTTGATTACCTGCGTATGCGTAAGGTAAAATGGGAATACTTTACAGGTAAAATGTCACAAGATGAATTGAATGAATATGGTTGGGAACCATTCCAGTTTGCATTGAAGTCTGATATTAACACCTATTTGGAAGCAGACAAAGACCTTATTAAATTATTGGAGAAAAAGGTCTACCATGAGGAAGTCGTTTCAGTTATTGAATCTATTATGGCCGAATTGAAACAAAGAACATGGCAACTGCGAGACTTTATATCATGGGAGAAATTCGTTGGCGGACAGTAATCTATTATCAATATCAATAGATACATTAAACCTATTTTCTTTTATGATAGGTATGTTTTTTGCCGCAACCATGTGGAGAACAAAGGCTTTGTATTTTGTGGTCTTTTATTTTGCGTGTATGGCTTTATACTATGCCTTAAGATATAATTATGGTTGAACATTTAACAATCACAAAGAAAGATGAAGTATACGCCAAAGTGACCTGTGAGAAGCATGTTGCAAAGGAGTTATCTGAGTACTTCACATTCTTTGTACCTGGTTATCAGTTCGTTCCAGCCTATCGGAATCGCATATGGGACGGTAAGATTCGACTATTCAATCTACAGACCTCTCAACTATATCTTGGATTGATTCCATATCTTAAAGAGTTTTGTGATGAACGGGAATATACATACTCAAATGACATTATTGAAGATGAATATTCTGTCTATCATGCACAGAAATTCTTTGACACACTGAATCTACATTCACAAAGAAAACAAATTGGTGTCAGAGAACACCAACAAAATGCATTTATTGAGGCCATGCAAAAACGGAGAGCCTTGTTATTATCTCCAACCGCATCAGGTAAATCTCTTATCATATATTTGTTATTCAGACAATTGTTGCAGTATCAACAGTTAAAAGGTTTAATCATTGTTCCAACAACAACTTTGGTTGAACAGTTATATTCCGATTTTGCAGACTATTCGACAGAGAATGGTTTTAATGTGGAAGAAAATGTACATCGAATCTATCAAGGTAAAGATAAGATGACGGACAAGAATCTAACAATCTCCACATGGCAATCACTGTATAAGTTACCGCCAGATTATTTTCATCAATTTCAATATGTGATTGGTGATGAGGCACACCTGTTCAAGGCACAATCTTTAACATCAATACTAACATCTTGTGTCAATGCAAAGTATAGAATTGGTTTGACTGGTACACTAGACGGCACCAAAACACACAAACTGGTACTAGAAGGTTTGTTTGGTCCAACCAAAAAAGTTATATCAACCAAAGAATTGATTGACAAGAAACAATTATCAGCATTCAACATAAAGTGTTTGATACTGAAACATTCCGATGAGATATGTAAGGAAATGAAAGATGCATCATATCCAGATGAGTTGAAATATTTGATTGAGTCTGAAAACAGAAATCGTTTCATTCGTAATTTGGCAATCAGTTTGGAGAAAAACACATTGGTTTTGTTTCAAATGAAAAAACATGGTCGTGCATTATACGAAATGATTAAAGAGAAGGCAAATGGTCGCAGTGTTTATTTTATTGACGGTGATGTGGACACTGAGGTGAGAGAACAAGTTAGGAAAATTATGGAAATAGAAAACGATGCAATCACCGTGGCCAGTTTTGGAACATTCTCTACTGGTACAAACATTAGAAATCTACACAACATCATATTTGCGAGCCCAAGTAAATCAAGGGTTAGAAATTTACAATCAATTGGTAGAGGTTTACGACAGAATGAAGGTAAAGAAATGGCCACACTCTATGATATATCAGATGATTTAAGAATCAAAAAACACACAAACTTCACATTACAACACTTCATCGAAAGAGTAAAGATATATAATGAGGAGAAGTTTACTTTTAAAATTTACAATATAGGACTTAAAAATGGCCATTAAAATAGTAAGATTTAAAGACGGTCTAGATGTAATTTGTAATTGCGAATACACGGTAAATGACACAATAGAGATTACCGATCCTATGTTATTTGAAATTCGTGGCACCAATTTGATGTTGCAATGTTGGTTACCTATGTCTGTCATTAAAGAAAATACGGTAGAAATAGATGCGGATAATATCCTATGTGCAATGGATCCTACTGAGGACTTTGAAGAATATTATCTGAATACGGTAATTAAATTTACCGAAGCGACTAAGAAAGAAAAGGAGGTAGCTCTTACTGATGAGGTACTTTCCGCTTTTGAAGAAAAGGAATCAAGGAAGAATTCCTTAATACATTAATAACCTAATACCTAATAAATTAATATATTAATATCATCATCCGGGCTACACCGTGGACTTTAACACATGTCAAGCCCTTTGTCAACAACTTTTTATGGTACATTTGAATGAGTAAACAGAAACATTATATAAACAATCAAGATTTCCTAACGGCATTGGTTGATTACAAAACACGATGCGTAGAAGCCGAAAAGGCTGGCAAACCTAAACCAAACATTCCAAATTACATTGGTGAATGCTTTATGAAGATTGCCGAAGGTCTATCACACAAACCAAACTTTATCAATTACACTTACCGTGATGAAATGATTTCCGATGGTATTGAAAACTGTTTGATGTACTTTGAGAACTTTGATCCAGACAAGTCTAAGAATCCATTTGCATACTTCACACAAGTAATCTACTTTGCATTCCTAAGACGAATACAGAAAGAAAAGAAACAACTGTATGTGAAGTACAAGGCCACAGAGATGTATGGTATACTGGAT